TCTTGGGCTGTGTTTAACGAAAGTTATACTACTTATGGACAATTCAAACCGTCTACCGGATTTACATGGCTTACTATTCCATTTACTTGGAATACCTGGAATGCTCCGTGGACAGCAGGAGATAGTACATTACTCGATCCTCAAGTTATCGCAGGCAATCAACAAGGATACATTGTATTTAGGGAAGATGAGACCACATCCGAAGCGCCAAGTTTATCCATTCAAAATATCGTTGGACAAACCGTAACTTCGCCTAATCATTCTTTGAACACGAATGATTTTATTATCATTACCGGTGCCAATGGAGCAATGGGAACTCTCATCAATGGAAGTATCTTTCAAGTTCTCATGGTAACGACAAATACAATCATGATAAGTGCTCCTCCTATAATTACCGGTACCTATCAAGGAGGGGGACAGATAACAAGGCTTTATGTTCCTTTAATCAAAACACGGCAATTTCCACCTAGTTGGGGATTATCAAGAAAAACGCGTGTAGGAATACAACAATATCTTCTGACTAAAACAGATCTTCCTAATACCCAAATCACCGTAAATATTTATTTAAGTGAGGATATTAGCGACCCTTATAATGCTGGTACAATCGTGCCCACAAATAGTCCACCTCCGGACAATAACTCTTTAATTTATTCTCAAACTGTTTTTACATCGCCTGAATATTACCAGCAAGCCGTCTCTAGAGTATCCTTAGGGTTAATTGGAAATGGTATTTTGACATCTTTCACTTTCATGTATTCAAACATATTCCAATATGTAGAACTAGGAATAGTACCGGGAAGTATTTTTATCCAAATTGGCACTATAGCTACTTTTACAGATAATGGAATTGGTGGCTTTGTAGCTACAGGAACCGGAACTTCTGCGGGATCTTCTATTGATTATGCCAATAGTCTTATTACGATTGCCTTCACAGTAGCACCCAATCAAGAAACGACAATGACGAACTTCATATATAATGTGACGAATATTCAAAACCCTATTGCAAATTCACAAGAACAGATTTGGCATCGGATGAATACCTCTCTTATAGGAGATACTATTCAGCTTGGATTTACTCTTTCCAATGATCAAATGCGACAAACAGGTATAACAGGCAAACCTATAAGTGCTATAGAAGAGATAGAATTACATGCCTTCATATTAGATTTATATACGAGTTCATTGCTCTCATGAATAATTTTACGAATAGCGTTTCTTTCTTAAGGACCTCTAGGCAGTTTCCGCCTGATTTAGAACAATTGGCGATTCAGGTAACCCGAAGCTATATCGATATTGCAACAGCTGTTAATACACGCATGATTGGAATATTCACAACGAATATGCCGACAGTAACGGGTGAGAGTTGGTATATTGCTAATAATCAAAAACAGCAGACCCTAAGGAAAGTTTATCCCTTTGGGGCTATTGTAGCAGGGACTGAACTAGATATACCCGTAAATATACCGGCAGAATTTGTAAGTTTTACTCGTATTTATGGCGATGTAACGACTAATGTAGTTGATTATAGACCACTTCCCTATCCCGATCCTATAACAAATACGAATGGGATGACAATTTTAGTTGGAACAGTGGGAGGAGTTTTGAGTTTAAGGATTATTGTGGGTGCAACGGCGCCAAATGTAGTTTCAGGATTAGCAGTATTGGAATATCTATCGAATGTATGATATTCTAAAGAAAAAGAGGTCATTATGAATTCATTGACAGGCCCAAATGATAGATACGCAGGCTTGAAACAACAATATAAAGATAAACTCACTCGATATGGCAATAAGCGTAGAGAAAAATATGATTCTCGCCAGCTTAAGCGCGATGAACGAACCATGCAAAAGCAGAAACGCTCGAATATGCTTAGAGGTGGTAACGAAAATGAAATGATTCCTCAAGGATATCGTAAAGGCACACTTCAACAGTTCACACCCGAACAAATGGAACTCCTTCAGCATTTAATGGGTCAGTTATCACCTGATAGCTATTTATCAAGGCTAGGTCAAGGTGATGAAGAATTGTTTGATGAAATGGAAGCCCCTGCTCTTCGGCAATTTGGTGCCATACAAAGTAATATTGCTTCCCGTTATAGCAATTCAGGATTGGGAGCTAGAAAAAGTAGTGGCTTTCAAAACGAAATGCAGCAATCCGCTTCTACATTTGCTCAAGATCTGGCAGCAAGAAGACAAGGATTACAACAACAGGCGATTACAGACTTACAAGGATTAGGCGGCCAATTGCTTGGTCAAAGACCTTATGAGAATCTTCTTACTCAAAAACCACAGAAAGAGCCTAAACCTTATAAACCTGGCATTGGCGACCAAATCACAAGTGGAGTCGGATCTTTCCTAGGCGGAGTAGGACGCGGTCTTGCAACAGGCTTATTTTAAGGATTAATCATGGTTCAAATTTTACCGGCTTATGTTAAGAAACGAGATGAACAAGGCCCCTCTTTCTATGAGATGTTGCAATTAGATAAAGCGCTATCGGGAGCAGGGGAAGGCTTTGCAAATCGAATAAACCGAAAGAATGAAGAAAAAGAAAAGACTCGAAAAGAAGATGAAGAAAATGAATCTCTAAAAGAAATAGTTGATTTAAAAGGCATACACGATAAAAAAACACGAGATTTACTTACAGAAAATGCTTTGAAGTTGAAAAGTCTAGAGCCCAAGAAAGCTTCTGATAAAAGACAACAGGAACTTTATGCAAGAAAGATGAAAGGAGAAAAACTGACTGATGAAGAAGAAGCAGAATTGCCTTTAAGCGCCCAATATCAATATGCTAAACTAAATCAAAAGAAATCTCAAAGCGAAGAGTTGGAAAATGAAAGATATAATACTATAAAGCAACATTTTGGCCAGAAAACAGCTGATATATACAAAGCGGCCCCTGAAGGTGGTAAAACTAAATTAATTCAGACAATTTTAGAAAATGCTCAGAGAGGTATAAGTTTAGATGATACCTTAGCTAATCTAAATCTTGATGAAGAAAATCCAGAAATTGGAAATATAGACTCTCAGAAAAAACCACCAAAAATACCTAAAAGAACACCAGCTGAAACATTTAAACATGAAGAAGAGCTAAGGAAAGAAACTTTACCAATACGAAAAGAATATTCTGATCGTGCGGAAGCATCTAGAAAAGGAATACAAAACAAACAACATCTTTTAGAAATAATAAAAACAGGTAAAGTTGATGATCCGACATTTGCTGCTCTTGCTGAAGCTTTACCTTTAAATTTAGGTAAACGATTACTTTCTCCTGAAACTGTTGAATATAAAGCGGGCTTAATTGAAGAATTTGGTGATTTGAGAACTATATTCCCTGGTCAAGTGAGGGTAAAAGAAATTGAACTTCTCGAGCAGAAAATCGCTGATTTATATTTAACTGATGAGCAAAAAGAAAGAATTCTGAATTCACGTATAAATGCACAGAAAGCAGACTTAATTAGAGAAGAAGCAGCAGCAGAAATCGAAGCATCCGATAAAGTATATGGTCTTTTAGAATTTAGGAAACAAGTTGGAAAAAAAGCTAAACCTAAATTAGAAGCATTATTTCATAAGATTTTAGATGATCAGCAAGCAATTATAAAAGATGCGGAAAATAGAAAAAATATTCCTTTAGATATTAATGATCCCGATGATGTTCAGATTATATCTCAAATAATGAAAGAAGCTAAGGGAGATAAGAAAAAAGCAAAAGAAATAGCTACTAAAAAAGGATATAAATTTTAATGGCTACACAAGATGCTTTTGATCTATATGAAAGCGAAGTAAAGGAAAAAAAGAAGAATCCAAATGGTGATGCATTTGATCAATTTGCCAGTTCAGAAGGTATTGAGGAAGAACCTTGGTGGAAAGATATATTACGTACTGCCTATCAAATCCCTTCGGGTATAGCCCAAGGAGTAAGTTACCCTTTAGATTTAATTAGTATGGTCGGAACGGGAGAATCATTAGATCCTGAGGAAATAGAACATCTCAAAATGATATCTGAACGTGAAGGCATTCCATTTGATGAAGAAAAGTACATGGAAGCTGTTCAAGGAGCTCAAGAGGCTTTTCCTACTCAATCTAATATAGAGAAAGCAATTGAAGAAAAAACAGGTGCTCCATTAACCGCTAAAACACGCCTTCAGAAAGGAGTTAAATTTGCTTCTACAGCCGGAAAACTGGCTCCTACGAAAGGAACTTTTAGAGGTTTAGATGTAGGTTTACCTAAACCTGTTTTGGGAGCAGGTGTTGAAGGAGTGAAAGAAATATTGCAAGAAGCCGGTTTACCAGAACCATTAGCAGAGATAGCTTCATTTGCAGTATTAAAAAGTCTTCCGGAAGGTTCTCCATCTATTAATATAGGAAAATCTAAAAAGCCTTCTGGATTAACTGAAAGAAGATTCGAAAATTTGGATAAGCCAGTCGAAGTCTCAAAGAATAAAATCAATAAGATCAATGAAAAACTGGAAACCGAATTTAGAGATATTGCGAGCGATATTATTGAGAAAAGTCCTATCGAAGAAACTTTCTCAGCATTAAAAGAAGATAAAGGATTTAAAGAGGCTGCTTCGAAAGGTTTTGAGAAGGTTAAAGAACTGGCTGAAGATTTACCTCAGACTTTCTCAAGTAAACAAATCAAACGAAATTTAATAGATAAAGTTTTGAATAAAAAAGGAACTGGTTTCTTACCTTCCGAATATGATCAGGCTCATAGGAAATTTGTAAAGCAATCGATTAAAGAAACATCAAATCAACAAATTTCTGCTAGCGATCTTATAGATCAATATAGAAAAAATAATAAGGCATTCAGAGAAATAAGAGAACCTGGTCAATCGTCAGCCTATAATAGAGGAAAGAAGCAAGCCCTCTTGGATTATAATAATGTTATTGCAGATGTGATAGAAGAGTCTTTTCCTGATTCTGAATTCTCCAATCTCTTTAAATCCACTAATAAAAAATGGCAAGAAATAATGGATGTAGAGGCCATTGATGGATTTATGAATGATCTTTTTGAGGGGAAAATCAACTTCAAAAAAGGAAATAACCTTCTAGAAAAAGAAGGAATGCAATTTCCATTTAAGCGAGCTTTGGGAGAAAAAGGATATAAAGACTTTGAACAGTTAACTAAAGATTTAATGTCAGTTGAACAAGCCCACAAAATGATGAAAGTAGCTAAGAAAAAAGGATTCACAGAACTAGCATCAACAGGTTTAGCATATATTTTGCATCCTAATTTGGGTTATTTGAAAGGAGGTATTGGTATAACCAAAAATGCATATAAAGAATTATGGCAAATGCTATTGGACAAGCCTAAACTTGCGATTACCTGGGATGAAGGTGTTAGAGCATTTAAAAAGGGTGATTTCGCAATAGCTGAGAAAAAGTTCGATATTCTAAAAAAAGAAAATTTAGATTAAGAAAAATAAGTAAAGTTTACAATCTTATCAAATACCCAAATCACAAAAAAAGCTGCACATGCTAATGCAAAATACATTAAAAATAATCCCATTATTTCTTCTCCTTTACAATCTCAATAAACATCTCGTATAGTCGATCAGTCCTAGCCGATTGAGTTGCAGTTGCTCTTTCAATCTTGCCATCTAAAAGATAGAAACCACCAATCAAAGTTACTAAAAGCACCATAAACTCAACGTGTGTAGTCCAGTTCTTTTCCATTATCTACTCCTAATATTGACACAAATCCATGTCATTAATTTAGTGTTATGATTCCGTGTCACCTTTCATAAAATACAACACAAAGATCGACCCAAGAAATCCGCCGATTAATCCACTTGTTATTAATATTACCCATTCCATCATTGACCTAAAAGTCTTTCATTCTGTTCTTGAATTTCAACATACTTTCTCAATAATTCTGTGGCCTGTTTAGGCACAGAAACACTTTGCTTTATACAGTGCATCCTAAACTTCTTATGAATGTCTTCAGGCACTCTAATTCTGAAAAACTTCTCTTTCATAAATCACATATTATTAATGTTCTAAATCAATATTGTGCCATAGTGCAATCTATTTGTCTACTAAATTAAATATTACTTACTTTTATCGATTAAATCATATAAGGTATATTTTAAATAGATCAACCCTTGAGGCATATATGACTTTCCCAGTAGGTGCAAATCTTTATACTTTAGGCTTTGGAACCAGGCCAGAAAACATTGAAGTCCCTCATTATGATGTGAGAGCTCCGACATCTACGGATGTCTTATATCCAATTGGTAAAGAATGGGTATGGCCTGGAAATAGTATTTGGAAGCTTTTACAACTTTCAGCAGCCAATAATATTACCACTGCGACATGGGTCCAAATATCGAATTCAACGGGTGATATCTTAGCTATCAATGGTACAGCCAATCAAATTACCGCTTCAACAACATCTGGAACCACTACACTTTCTATACCAAGCACATTTATTGCTCCAGGATCAATTTCAGCAACTCTAGGCAATATTACTGCTACAAATGGAAACTTAGTTCTTGGAACTGCCGGAAATAAAATCGTCAGTACAAGCGTTGCAACTACGACAACAGCCGGTGCAAATTCATTTGGAAGTGTAGCACTTGTAGGCGGAACAGCTACTGTTGCAACTACAGCGGTGACGGCTAATTCATTGATATTTCTAACATCTCAAGCATTAGGAACGGTTACGGTAGCTTCAGCATTGGATGTAACTGCAAAGACAGCTGGCACAAGTTTTGTCATTACGGCAAGTCAAGGTACTGATACTTCGACAATCGCGTGGATGATAGTGAACTAGTATAAAAATTAAACCAATTAAGGATCTATGTCATATACAAGCCGCATAACTTGGGAACTTTTAAGATCCCTAGATACTTCTACAATGGCAAGTGCAACAACCTATTACCCAATAGGAGGACCTCTATTAGAACCATCATATAAATTAAAATTCTTAAATAACAGTAATGTATTAGTGACAATTTCAATAGATGGAGTCAATAACTACGACGTAATTCCTGGTGGTTCTTTTGCACTTTATGACAACTCACAAGCGCAAATGTCTACTTCAAACATGCCTACAATACCAGCTGGAACACAATTTAGTGCTAAATCTGCAACAGCAGGCGTTGGATTATTGTATATAGTTTCTCAATATCTAGTTCAGGGGTAATATGAGCCAAGCCGGAATAGTAAATATTAGTGATATCCCCCTTCCTCCTGATGTGCCTATTCTTTTTACAGAAAATACAGGCACAGCAACACCGGTGGCAGGAAATCTAAACCTTCTAGGTACAGGTGGAACAACAACTTCAGGTTCGGGAAGCACAGTAAATATTAACAGTCCAAGTATACCGATATCTGCGGCTAATGGAGGAACTGGCGTTTCCGGTCCTACAGCGCATACACTTCCCGTAGCCGAAGGCGCTTCTAACTTTAATTTTCTAGGCCCTCTGACAAATGGTCAAATGCTCATCGGGTCAAGCGGCGCAGACCCCACAGCCGGAACAATAACAAGCACCGGTGGAACTATTTCCGTAACAGTTGGAGCAGGAACTTTAAATATTGATACTACCGGTCAAAGAGTGAATTCAGCAGTTACTTCAGCAAATTCAGTCTCAGTTTCAACTGCAACCGTAACAACAATTACAAGTATTTCAGTGCCGGCAGGAAGTTGGGATATTTCAGCATTAGCAGTTTTGACAGGAACATTAACCGGAACTTTATTTCAAGGAGGTATAAGCACTTCAAGCAGTTCTTTTAGTACAAATCTTGGGGACGGTGCAAGTATAACTCCTACAATGCCAACTGCTTTGGCCGCATCAACGATAACCGTACCCTCCTTTCGTGTAACACCCGCCATAACCACAACTTATTTTTTATTAATTTATGCAACTTTTACGGTGGGCGCAGGTGGTGGTTATGGAAGAATTTCAGCAACTAGGGTTGCATAATGGGAAGTCAACGCAATCAAGAAGCCTATTGTGTAGCAGTAGGAACATCACAGACTAATTATCCTTGGATTGATACGCGTGATCCTTTGCCAGTTGATATTTATTATACCATTGGAAAGTTTTGGATAAATACAGCATTAAAGAGAGTATGGTATTTGAATTCTCAGAGCAATATTTCGGGGAGTTTATTATCAGATTGGGAATTGGTTTTTGCGAATAGTCTTTTGGAAGAGTTACAAGGAAACGATGGCGTTCCTGTTGCACCTAGTGGCCAAATTATACAGACATTAGGGAAAATAGTTGCCAATAGCGCTTTTGCATCTCCTCTATTTGTAGCTTCCGGAGGCACAAATATAGAGAACTTTAATCTACAAGTTGCAGCGGCTATTGCCTCTACAAATATAAATAAGGCAGGAATCGCCTCATTTAATAGTTCTCAATTCAATGTGGATGCTAATGGTTTTGTTTCTATAACGAATTTTTCTTCTTTCAACTACGTTAATGTTAATATATCTAATTCACCTTATACAGTTACACCAACGGATGAATACATCTCATGCGACCCATCGGGAGGAGTGCTCTCGATTCTCCTTCCGAATGCCCCTACAACATTTAGGGAATTCACAATCAAAGATCGAACAGGCTTTGCATCCTCAAATCACATTTCAGTTACTACAGTAGGGGGACCAGTCACAATTGATGGTGAGACCACATACACGATTGCAGGTAATCATGGGGCAATTAATTTATTATTTAATGGAACAAGTTACGAGGTATTTTAATGGCCTATCGCGATTATTCAGTTGCCAATGGGTTTTTGGTAGATCCATTAGGAAATGGCGATTTTACAACTATTACTAATGCATTAGCTGCGGCAACTTCGGGAACTGATATTTTTATTCGTCCAGGAACATATACTGAAAACTTTTCAACGAAAGCCGGTGTTAACTTAATAGGTTTTCCTGGAGATTCATTAATTCTCAGTGTCACCATTTTAGGAACTGTTACGGCTAATTTTTCTGGATCAGCAAGCATTGCCAATATTAATTTGCAAACCAATAGTGCCAATAGCCTAGTCGTTAGTGGAAGTTCAGCAACAAATCTATTTGTTTCAAATTGCAATTTTAACTGCACAAATGCTACAGGTCTTTCGTATACTTCTTCTAGTGCTTCTTCAGGAATTAATATCTTAAATTGTACAGGAAATTTAGCCACAACAGGGATTGGAATTTATTCTTCTTCTTCAATTGGAATAATAAATATTAGTGGCAGTATATTCACCAATACCGGTGCGAGTGTAACAGCTTCAACAGCTTCAGCAGGAGCTGTTGTTTGGACTTCTAGTCAAATTAATTCACCGGTATCCTATACGGGAACATCTATAGGATCTTTTTTAACTAGTGTAATATCTACTATCAACCAGAATACAATATCTTTAATTTTCAATTCTTCTACTCAAGTAGCTGTAAGAGAATGTAATTTTTTCTCAGGGACAGCAACAGCAATAACAGTTGGTGCAGCAAATTCGTTGTTTATAGCTGACTGTATCATCAGTAGCACTAATGTGAATACTATTTCGGGACCTGGATCTATAACCTATACGGGATTTTTCTATTCCGGTTCGGCTTTTACATATAACAATGCCGTTACAACAGTCACAAGAAACATATTTGACGGTGGATTTTATTTAGGGACAAATACAAATAGCACTCTATCAAGTGGAGTGCTAGGCGAGCAAATTAGATCAGCAATTCCTGTAGGATCTGCCGTTGCATTGTCTACAGGAGTCCCGGCTAATGTGACAAGCCTATCATTAACACCGGGCATATGGGACGTAACTGGAATTGTTAATTTAAACGGCACATTAACCGGAACATCTTTTATAGCGGGTGTGGCGAGTACTTCTGCTTCATTTACAGGAGTGTCTCAGGGTGATAATGGCACTTCAACCTCAACATTATCCACCGCATTATCTGATCAAACTTTGACTATTCCAGTATGGAGAGTAGCTTTAACTGCAACAACAACTATATATCTACTAGCTCAGAGTACTTTTTCAGTAGGTACAGCCGCAGCATATGGAAGAATATCCGGTACAAGAGTTGCTTAATCTTCAGGAATGGATGCTGGCGAGACTTTTATCTTATAAGTCTGATTCTTTTCATTATAAGACATCCACTTGATATAATGCTGACATGGACAATCGGGATCATGAATAATCTGAGTCTTATTAAAGACAAGATATTGATGGCCATGATGGAAGAAATATTCAGTCGTAGGATTTTCCATCGCACAAAGACAGGATAGATAAAAGAAAGAAACAATAAAATATTTCACAACTCTCCTAAGATATCATTTCTGATTCGTGTATTTTTTCTAAATAGCGATATAAAGTAAATCTGGAAAGTCCAAGTTCTTGTGCAATCTTGGTTTTACTTTTTCGAGTTTGAAGAGCTATCTTTATTTTTTCAATATTTTCTTTGGTAAACTTGCTTTTCCTACCTTTATATTTACCCGATTTCTTGGCATAGGCAATGCCTTCCATCTGTCTTTCTTTGATAAGTGATAATTCAAACTCAGCAATTGAACCAATAAGCATCAGCATAAGGTTATCCATTGGAGAGTTTACAAAGCTAAAGGTTAGGTTTTCCTTAATAAAATAGACGCGTACACCTTTTGATGTTAAATCATCGATTAAACGCCTTAAATCCTTAACATTTCTGGCAAGCCTATCCATGCTATGCACAATGATGATGTCGTCTTCTCGGGCATAATCCATCATTATTTCAAGCTGCGGGCGTTTGATTGTGCTACCCGTCGCATATTCGATAAACTTCTTATCGAGATCTATGTTTTCAAGTTGACGATCAGGGTTCTGATCAGTAGTGCTTACGCGAATATAACCGATTCTTTTACCTGTCATTATTCATTCTTTTTTATGAGGCTTTAATATTTCTAAAAATTGTTCTAATTCTTTTATGCCTTCTTGATCAGCTTTAATCTGTTTGAAATACCAATCGATTCTTGCCTCATTTTCTCTAATTGACAATTCTTTTCTTTCAATTGCTTTGTTTAAGTCTCTTATTGTTAGATCTATCATTTTTTCTCCTTTTTAACATTAAAAAATACAACATATACTTACATTTTGTCAAGAACAAATGAAACCAATGTCAAAAGCACGAAAAAACAGCATTATTGATTTGTTTGAGTGGGAGTACCCTATTAAGACATTAGATTGCCAACGTCTGCAAAAAGATAAATTTGACTTTATTTTTGGCATTTAACTAATATATATTTATGGAACCATTAATGACGCCCAATGAATTATGCATTTATTTAAAAATATCTCAAAGAACGCTTTATCGAATGTTAAAACGTGGTAATTTACCTTTTGCTATGAAAATCGATGGATCTTGGAGATTTTTACAAAAAGATGTTGAAGAATATCTTGAACAATCTAAGATACATGCTAAAGTTTTAAAAATTCTAAATGAATGTATCTTAGATTGTTTAAATGAAAAACAACAATGATGACAAATGCCAATGCGGCGCAGAATTAATCTATTGCCCAGCTCAATGGGGATATGAGGAAGATTATTGGATATGTCCTGATTGCGAGTCTATACTATCGATCATTTTAGAAGATTGAACAATTGCATCAAAAATTAAATTCTTTTCTTCTTGTAAAGGATCGTTATCTCAGTCCATAACACTTCCTGCATGCTATTTTTATAGGTTCTGATTTTTCAACAATAATTATATCGCTTCTTATGATATCATCTATATCAGAAAATTTATGATTGCAAATGCTGCATATACCTGTTGTTGAATCCATAAAGTTAGCAATAGCTAATCTTTTGAAAAGTGATATATTATTAATTTCGTCCTGTTTATCGATTCCGTTGCTATTATCGCAATAGGGACTTTCTTCGTTACATACGCAATCGAGAATATGTTCGCCGCATTTGTCGCATTCAGCGCTCATGAGAAAAACCACCTATAAGCTTAATAAAAAGTTTAATAAAAAATGTCATCTATTCAGATAAGGGAGTAAATCTTTTTGCATTTTTTCTTCTAAAACATTCTTTAAATGTTCCAAATCTGATAACTCCATAGAATTCCAAATTTCCTCCGAGAAATATAAGAAAAAATTCTTATCCATTCCTTTTTCTTTGAAAGATATTGCCGTCTTTGTCATGGTGATATAAGCAAATTGAGCGTCTGGCGGTAAATTTTCAATATCAATAGTCATAGTTATTCCTTAGGAGGTTCGGGTAATGGTTGCCAATGAGTTACACAAAAAAGACATCCATCTCCTGCAAAAGAACCTAATGGCCAATGAGACCAACTTTGTAAATATATATATCCTCTACACATTCCTTCTTTTGTGTCATATACCAATACATGTGTATCATCTTCAGGCAATCTATCTGTAACACTGATCCATTCAGAGGTCATGATAATGCTTATAACCTTTTCATGTAATCTTCAGTTTCTTGTTCCACTATAAATTTAATTAAATATGAATATTTAGAATCACAAACCGCATCACAAATCCAATCTTTATGCTTATAATTTCCGTTTTCAAGTATATCTAATGTTATATATTGATTTATTTTACATGTCATCATGATAAATCCAATTTGTTAAATCTTTTGAATCGCACGGTTGTTCCTGAACTAATTGAAATAGGAATATGATTTTGCCCTGTGTCTAATCGTGCTAAATACTTCTTTGTTATTTCTACCAATATCTGTAAAGTAATCAAAGGGTCCTTGGAACGATTTTCCATTTTCCTCTTTAAACTCAGTTTCTTTTGTTTTCGTCCGCCCATATAACTCCAAAAATTCATAGCAGAATTGTTCAAATTTTTTCATCGTTTTTTCATTGTAATTACAACGCCGAGCTAGTTTATTTATGATATATAAATATATTTTCCAGAGAGTTTCGGAATCATCCATAAATTTAGGACATGGACGACTCAATAATACACGGTCGAAAAATTCAGCTACTTGAGGTGGTAAAGAAGTAATTATTTTCATTGCAATACATTCTCTTCTATGATTTCAATATATTGTACAAATCCTTTTATTGTCTGTCTCCATGCTGAAAGAAGTGTTTGTAGATCTTTTATAGACAATACAATATCGGAATGATGACTGGATAAACCATCAATTCGACTATCTAAATCTTTAATGATTTTATTTAATTCTTTGATTAAATCTTCATTTTCTTTGATTTTCATTAAAACTAATCCTCATTGTTTGCAAAATTCGCATCTACACTTCCCAGCCCATAACTGAAAATGAGAGCAGGTGTTTAATGCTATTTCAGCATTTCCATATTTTTCGATTATTTTTTTGGCTAAATCAATAGAAATTCCAGTTTGAATATGAAAATTGAATACTTGTTTCGTTTGATTAATTTTCATAAAATATATTCACCCTTTCAAATATTTGCATTCAAAAATTCCAATTCGGTTTTTATTTCATTTAAATCTTTCTTTAAATCTTCATTTTCCATTATAATAATCCTGAGTTTACAGACTGCTTTAGCTGAGGAAGTCATCACTTAAATCTATTTGCTTCCATAATTGGTAAATTGGCTTCAGTGGGGACATATACCACTTGCATTTGGTTTGTTTGTAATCCTTGAATCCATAAATATCTCAAATAACCCTCATTTCCTGTAAGGGAATCTCCAATAATTTTATTGGCCTGAGCGACCCCTTCTGCTCTAATGATCTCAGCCTCCGCCAGTGATTTTGCAGAATCTTTCTTAGCTAAAGCTTCACATGTAGCAATCTTTCGACTATATTCTGCATGAGCTAATTCCGCTTGTCCAGCACATCCTTGCTGCCATATATATATATGGGGTCTTATAAAGTTATAATAAAGCCAGATAAAAATTACGGATAAACATATGATAGTTGTTATAAATTTCGCTATCTTGAACTCATCATCTTCCATTGTAATTAATCCTTTTCTTTCACAAGATAATGAGTTACATGACTGAAATTAATGCCATAGTATTCAGTTAATATACTCGCATCAAATGATTGACGCAATCCTTGTAATATTTTATTAAATTGTTCTTTGCCCATGATATATTCTTGAGATAAACCAGATGTAAAATAAAATGTAACAACAACTGAATTTTCCATTGCAATTAATCCTTATCGCTTATTAATTTTTCACCACAAAAAGGGCAAAAGTCGATTTCACAAGAAAAACCAATATCTTCTATAGTGCCACAACAAGGAGCTTCGCACATATCGCTACATATTTCACAATTACACTCAGTAGGAAGAATTGAGAGTTTCATTGTGATTATTCCTCATGGATAATTTTTAATATTTGGGTAAATGTATTGATAATTGGACTATCAAATTCATATCCTACTATTTCAATAAGTTTTGATAGTTTTGTTTTTAAAAACATGTTTTCTTTTATCAATTTATCATTTTCATCTAAAATATGTTTTGATATTTTTTTATCGATATAATCTTCTTTTTTATTTAAAATATATTGATATTGTTGTAATAGTTCATTTAAACATCCACAGATTCGGCAATTAAATCCACTTTGAATATCATTCAATACATTACTGCTACAACTTCCACAAACCGGGCATGATGCTCGTTCACCCATAAAATTTATCCTTATTAATATTTGGTAAATCTTTAATTATTCCTAAAATTTCGAATTGATTTTCTGAAGCATAGCCAGTGTCTTTAGGAAAAGGGAATGATCTTAATGGCGAAAAATTGAAAATTTTTTCAGTTAATAAGCTAAAAACAAATCCGTGATCTGTATAATAGCCAATACCAAAGAAATCCCCATCAATATTTGGAACTTTAGGAAGTTTTACTAAAAGAAGTTCTTTTTTCATTGTAATTAATCTCGTTTTATGATTCAATAGAGTTAAATATATTTGTTATAGTCCGATAACTAACCTTATGTTATAATATTTTCATTCTCCAACTTATCCATCCTACTTTTCATCAATATTTTTACTTCCTCGAGCCATGATTCAATTAGAATATACGTATCTAATACTTCTAGACGCTTCATCCCTATAATTTCATCTGATATAGATTGAAGTTCATCGATTTTATCCTTTAAATTTTTTTTGGAAAATTCATAAGATTTCATGAAATCATCATATTGTTTTTTATATTCTTCTGTATTATCCATTTTTTAAATCCTTACCGCATGAGAAATCATCAAATTCCTCTCTTAATTTTTCTATTTGTGAATAAATTTGCTTATTTTTTTCTCTAACTAAATCTAAACATGTTGCGCAATGATTACTATATTGTGCAAAATCTTCAGGGACTTTTTTCTTACATCTTAAACAATCTAAATTATACATTATAAAATATAATCACCTTTACAAATATTAGCTTTCAAGAATTCTAAATCTCTTTTAAGATCTTTGATTTCTTTTTTCAATGAATTATTTTCAGCGAATAACTTCTTTCTCATTCGCTCAAGAGATGCATTTTGTAGATCAATTTTTCTTTCAACCAATATTTTTAATGGTTCATCAAAAAGCATTAATTGCATATTTAACTCCAGGTCAGATATTAGCCTTTAGAAGTTGCCAAAAGTCAAATAATTTTACAAGCATCTTCTCAATAAGAATATCATCTCTTTCAACTTCGATAATTTTTCCTTTCTCCCCATCAAATGAGAAATAGTAACACAAATCAAGTCCAGAAACATATAATTGATGCTGAATCTGGTAAACATATTTTTTAGGAATCTTACCCTCTAAGGCAACATCATGATCTTTTTTACCTGGGCATTTGATCTCAACAATGGCATCTTCCTCTAAGGTCATACCATCAAAAGAAGCCCCAGCCCATTCGTTCTCATGCAATCCAATACATGGAAACATAGTCTGACCCGTCATTCGTTCGAACTCAGAGAGAGCTAATGGCTCTAAATCTAAACCTCTTTGCATCCATTGATTGGCGGGTGCTTCATATCGATTTATCTTTTCATCTAGAAGTTTCACCGAATCTTTATAAGGACTAACCCCCATAATAATGGGGGAGTCGCTGGCCATGACCTTATTTCTACGCCATTCAAGCCATTCCTTAGACTTTTGCTTTAGGTTTACAAGTTTCATATGGATTCTCCTACCAATTCGTTAGATATCGGTACTAAATCGGTATCATCTTCCATTCTAACTGCACAATAGTCACATATTTGAACTCCATCAATGATATTATACCCGTGATCATTGGTATCAGCGTAATTATCGCAGGCCATACATTTATAAATACTCATGGTTTCTCCCCATTTGTTTGCTTATTTTTATTCACATGCCCTTGACAAGCAGATTTAATCTTTATAAAAATATCAGTTTCAAGATCAGAAAATTCTATAACTTGGAGAGATTCAAGTCTTTTCCATATTTTATCTTGAAACTCTTGAGAGCATTCCTTAATTAAGGAATTTAGCTCTAACCATTGCTCTTTGGTTATGTATTTATTCGTTGAACCTTCTGTTAAAAGCTCTCCCGTATTCATATCTACTTCCACTTTCTTAGCTCCAGGGATGGAATCGGTTTCGCTTTCATCTATCCATCCAAGGCCAGAAATACTCAAAGTTACGCGTCTTTTGGCTTTTGTTTCAGCTTTCATGATAGCATTAGCTTTAGCATCGCCTTTGAGATGTCCGATTGTGACAGCTCCAGTAGAAGCATCTAATCTACCATGTTTATCTCTGGCTGATACTTGGACTATGTATAGGTCGTCTATTACTTTTGACTCTATTTTTTCAATCGAGACCCCATTTAACTTTCTCAGTTGTTCAGTACAATTTTTAGTAGCGTATAGGGTCATTTTTCCGTTTAACACGATATAATCAAACGGTCTAGTATATGGATTAAGTCCCATTGTCTCACATACTCTATTGTAATACGTAACTCTTTGCTGAGGATTTAGCTTTTGCAGGTCGCCGTTTATGACGACTTGCTCAATAACCGCATACTCTATTGAATTATCCTTCACTAATGCTAACTGATTCATATTGCTCTATCCTCTGCGTATTGATTTGCGACCATATTAGTATACATATCTGAGAAAGATTTAAAGTTTTCCTCGATTGATAAAATTTCCATTTCATCTAGTTTTAGTTTTTCTATAATAGATTCGGCTTGCTTTAAACTCTCTCGGTATCCATAAATTACGGTCAAAGCAATATCAAGAGTAAATTTAGGATGCGGAACGATTGACGCGAACTTTTTCAGGGCTTCTTGTCTATAATTCTGCATCTCTTTTTGAATGCGTTGATTTTTCATATCTTCCGTGACCCAATCATCGTAAGGGGTCCAATATTCATCTTTTCTATACATATCTATCCTTGTAAATATCTTATTAATTCTTTTAATTCATTAGCTAACTTAAAAGTCTCCCAAGACATTTGCTCGAATCTAAGTTGCATATCGATGCTGAGATCTTTTTCTTTATTAGCACTCTCACCTAATTGAGTGCTAAGAGAATTAGCTAAATCAATCAAAGTGCCGATCTGTTCCATGTATTTACTCCTAAATTAAATTTTTTTTACTGCTAGTTTGTATCTTGATTTTCCATTTACATTCCAAAAAAAAGGTCCTTTAATTTTCAGCACAACTACTTTAATTTGGCCAAAAGGGAGAATATCCCCAATCGTTATCGCCCTTTCTGCTGAGTAATATATTGCAAACATCCTAATCCCCTATTGTTTGACTATCCCTATAATGCTAACTACAACCTGCTAGGCTTGGTGACCTAGTCATCAGGGAGACTTGCATTATGATGATTAATATAGCAAACGATGAATTTACAAACAACAAAAAAGAATCATTTGCTTAAAAATATGTAAAAACTCTATCCTATAAGCGCCAAATAAGGAGTGATCAATGAAATTAAAATTATATTTGTGCAAAAACAAGATATCAATTGTGAAGTTCAGTGAGATGATAGGCTATAGCGGCAATTATATTAGCTTTTTGATTAACGGTAGAAAGAAATGTCCGAGACGCGTTGCTTTACTCATTCAACAGGCAACGAATGGCGAGCTTAAAGAGGATGAAATCATCAAAGACTTCCAGGAAGCTGAAGAAATATTCAAGGCCAAAAAAAATTTATAGATTAAAAAAGGAAACCCGCTTAGAGTGAATCAACACAATAAACGGGTTAGAAACGTTGACGACAATGAAAACGTTGACTACAAAAATGAGGACTACAAAAAAATCAGAAAGTGATGAATGTGCTAACTACAACATAAACACAGTTCACCTTAACACTCCGATCTAAACATATCACTTCTGATTTTTTGTAGTCAACATTTCTTTCCCAATCAAACCAAAATGGAGAAGAATATGTCTGATACGATTGAAAATGAACCCAGTTTTGAAAGATTTCCCGAAGATAGAGGAAATCCCTATGTGATGATAAATAAAAACATGCTCAAATCTGAAATATTAACTATGGAAGATATTGGATATTACACATGTTTTGAAGCTGAAATTATACCAATAGCCGAAATACCTAGAGAGAATCAAGAAAGAATTGCGAAAGCATATTTTACCATATGGGGAGGAGTAAAATGTGCACAATCCGAGGCGTAAAAGATAGAAGATTTAAATTTACTCAGATTATCAATTCAATGTTTGAAGACCCTAAACTGAGCTTAAAGGCTAAAGGCTTTATTGGATATTGTTTAACTAAAACCGAAGATTGGATTTTTCATATTGATGCACTTCGTTCAGCTCTTGATCTTGGAAAAGATGCTATTTACTCTGTAATTAACGAATGTTTAGAGAAAGGATATGCTTACCGGTATCAACCAAGAGATGAAAAAGGTAGGCTCCTCGTAGCAGAATTTATTATTTCAGACTCCAAGGAAGAAATAGATTCAAGAAAAAGAGAACATGAAGCATCACCCGATTTCAAAAAATGTTTACCGAATCGGGAAAACACGGATACGGATAAGACGGATACGGTAAACTCAGAACCCGTGGTTTCTAGGGAAGTGCCTGGGGAAAATTCGGCTATATATAGTAATACGGATTATAGTAATACGAAAGAACAACAGCAACACAGGGCTGCTGTTTTTTCTAAAACTTCTCAAGAAAAGCAGCCATCCAATGAAGTTTATCCTATCCTCAAAGACATCGATATTCCGTTATCAGACAAGGAAGAGATTAGTAGGCGATATAAGCCACTAGAAATAGAGCATGCAATCAAATGGGCTACGCATCCATCGACCAAAATCAATAACAGCCTCGCTGCTGCGATAAAATGGGCTTGCCAACATCAACCTACCATACCTGTCGAAAAAGTTAACCTTGAGGCTGCAAATAAGTGCTATGCGATGCGCTATGATACGAAGAGAATGGGGAAGACTGTGATCACTGCATTAAATAATTCCGTAGAGTTTTATTGGGGTGGCGAAAAAGGTATTCGTGTGATTAAATACGATGAACCGGGATTTATGGATCAGTTTAAAAATGAATTAAGGAAACATGGATATGAGATTTATGAGATTTATTAAAACATATGCGGGAAATATTTTAAATGTAGATAAGGTAATTACCTTTTTCATATGTGAAATTGATGATATTTATAAAGTTTTTGCAGCTACTCATGAAGATCAATATTGTTTATTCGGATCTAAAAATGAAGAGGAAGCAGAAAATTATTTGCAAAATATTTATTTAGAAATTAGATAAATGAACTAGTAATAATTGATTAACATAACGAATTAAGGAAACATTGATATGAGGCTTATTAAATGTATTCATGGTGGCTATGTAAATACTAGACATATTGTTTCAATAGAAGCATATAAAAAGTCGCATGGAGTTTATGTTTTAGCTAGAACTCATAAATCGGCTTTTGATATTTATAAATGTCAATCTGAAGATGAAGCCAACAAATTTATGGATGATTTTTCATATACATATTTCTAACTAGTAAGTATTGCTCACCAGTTGAAAAGAGCTAAGCGCACGTTTGCGCCTAGCCCAACCATTAACAAGGTATGTTATGCGCATTGTCGTTTAACCTTGTAAGAAATTATTTGATTTAAGGCAATAAGGATTTTATGAAATTGGTTTATCAACTGATAATTCCTCGAATGAGGATCAAAAGTGAAGCAAATTCGAGTGAAAGCTATTGGTCCAAATCTAAAAGACATCAGAGGCAAAAAAAAATGGTTAAAGCATATCTATTACAAGAAAGACCAATAATAGGCTTGCCTGTCTATATCCATTTGACCCGAATAGCGCCTCGTTTCTTTGATGCTCATGACAATTTGCCTTCTTCAATGAAATGGATAGTAGATGCTATAGCTGAATATATTATTCCAGGAAAAAAGCCGGGTAGAGCAGATGACTCGAAAGAAATTAATTGGATCTATAATCAAGAAAAGGGTAAACCGAAAGAATATTCTCTAAGAATCGAGATCTTTAAAGATGAATGATCAACATGATCAGATGATCGCCAAGGTTCAGCATTTTTCAGATAAATTGAAACAAATCATTCTTGAAAAAGAATCGCTCGCTCTAATCTTGCGAAATGGAAATCTTAAAGAAATAAATAAAGAAATTTCGGTTTACCAAAATATATCCGATGACTACGATGAAGTTTTCAAAAATATATTATTCAATGAGGGTGAATGAAAATCGAACAAATGAAACTAGAAAGAGTGAATGATGACGATGAATTTCAACTGCGTTTAGATTGCATTACTTCTAGGGAAAAAGCTTATATGATAATGGAATTCTTTAAATATTTGGAGAAACAATTAAATGGACAAGAAGATCAAGTCAGCCAAGAAGACGATGGACAAAAAGATGAATTCATTATTGAGTGCCGACATAAAAAGAGACAAAAAATGTGATGAAGCCATGAAGAAAAAGAAAAAATAATATGAGAGCCATCGAAATAGCCAATAAATATAATATCAGTAAGGCTGCTGTTATTCTTCAGATTAACAAAGGACGACTTAAGGCTTTAAAAGAAAAAAATCGTTGGATTATTGACGAGGATGATTATAACGAATTTCGTAAGACTCGCTATCGACGAAGTCCTCACTTATTCGATAAGTCTAAAGGAATTTATTCAGTTAAAGATTTAGCGGAATTAGCCGGATGTGATAAACAAAAGATTTACTATCATATTCGCAAAGGATATATAAAATATACGAGATCGAATTTAGCCTATCTTTTTAATATTAGAGAATTGGGACCTTATGTGGCGGCTTTAGATGCTCACAAAAACAAAACAATGTACGTTAAAAAAATATTCAAGCAGGAAATAGCATGTTAACCGATTTAAAAGTAGCTTTAGGCAAAGAAGCGTTGGCCCATCTAGTATCAATCTTAAGTTGTGTGCATCAGTTGGTACAATTCGTAGAAAAGAATGTAGAAGATCAGGCACAGAGAAATATCGTTCTGAGCGCTATTGTAAAACTGATTGAAGATGAGAAGAAATAATGTTTTCTGAGATTTCGGTCACAATCAAAGATGATGAAAAGCGATTGAATAAGAAATTCACGTCTTATGAAGAATATGTGATCGAGGAAAATGACTCTGTGATTAAGTCCTGCATTGAGGAAGTACTCGCAAACTTCAATGGTAAGCCGGATTCTATTAAAGTAAATATAACATTGGATATGACATAATGCCAGCTCCAAAAGGATTTCCTTTAGATTTAGATGAAACAGAAATCATAAGGTTATATGAAATGGGAAATTATGCTTCTGAAATAGCAAAAATAATGAAATGCAATGTCAATACAATCTTGAGAAGATTAAGAAAAAACAAGATTGTTCTTTTCCATAATAGACCCTTAGATCAACAACCTCTTAGAGTGCGCCATGACTTCACCTAAAGGTCATAAGCCCTATAACGGCAGTCAGAAGGGAGCTCCATATGGTATTCTAGGCAAGCCTGATTCTTCTTGGACAGAGGAAGAGGCAATTCATTTGGGAACTCAACTCATTGAATGGTTTTTTAAATCACGTATGAATATTTGGAAAAACAATTTCTTTACTGAAATAGCGTACGTGGATTTAACAATGGTCGATGATTTGGAAAAAAGATATCCAGCATTTAAAAAATTTATGAATAGAGCTCGTCAGCTACAAGAAGCAAGACTTGCATCTATGCCTCTAGATAAGTCTAAGAATGGTATTGATGGGTATCATGCCCGTTGGATGCTTGCAAGGCATCATAAAGGCGAATGGGAAGATAAACCTCAAATCATCGAGCCTGATCAGATTGCAAAACTTGATAAGGCGGCTCAACTCGTTGATTATTTACAGTCTGAATCAGCTCGAAAGATAGCTGAGAGCAATATTAACAATGCCGATAAATCTAAATTAGATACGGATGATTGAAGCGCATATGGAGGCAGCCTTTCTATGTTAGCATTCATCTCGTCCAACATATCTATAAGCTCTTTTTTTGTGGGTTTTTGTAAAGTCTCACTCATATTCGTCTTATTCCTAGCGTTGATTATTTCATTCTACATGATCTATAAAAATCTTCAAGAGATCAACAAAGATTAATGCCAGACCCATTCGCACCAAAGCAACTAGAATTTATTTCTAATTGCAAAGCCAAATGGAATCTTGCTGATGGTAGCGTGAGAAGCGGTAAAACTGTTTGCACTGTCTTTGCTTTCATGCATGCAGTCTACAAATGCCCCGATTCTCAGATCTATATCGTAGGTCATACTTTCGATTCGGCCTATAGAAATGTCGTTAGGCTTCTCCTAGAGTCTGAAGAGATGTCCATCTTTAGGCCGTTTCTTTCTTGGTCAGGTAAAAAGCTTTATTTTAAAGATAAGATCATAACGGTTCTTGGTGCCAAGGACGAAGGTGCCATTGGTAACTTTCAAGGCTTGACTATGTCTTTAGTTTACTGTGATGAAATGACACTCTACCCGGAATCTATTATAGACATGATTGATAGCCGTTTATCGCTTCCATATAGTCGTGGATTCGCGGCTATGAACCCATCACATCCAAAGCATAAGATTAAGCAATGGATTGATAAGGCCGCGATAGGTGACCCAAACTATTATTCACTTCACTTCACATTAGATGATACTCCCTATGTTGATCAGCAATATAAAGACCGCATCCGTGATTCTTCTTCGGGCATTTTTTATAAACGCAATTATCTTGGTCTTTGGTGTCTTGCTGAAGGTGCTATCTTTGATTTTTGGGATCACAAAATATATGTTAAGAAGAGGCCCCCCGCGTCTGCGGATTATTGGGTTGCCGGTATTGATTATGGTGCTAGTAATCCTTTTGCCTGTTTACTTATTGGTGTATCTACCGGCCAAAATACTCAAACGGGGAAAGTAATGTGGGTAGAAAAAGAGTACTTCTGGGATCATAAAAAACGCGAAAGAACTAAAACTAATCTAGAGCTTGCCAATGATGTGCAAGAGTTCCTTCAAGACTATGATATTAAAAGCCTATATATTGACCCAAGCGCAGCATCATTCAAAGCCGAACTGCGTAAACTTGGAATGAGACCAATTGATGCAGATAACGACGTTGAAGAAGGCATCTATAAACTTACATCTGAGATGAAGCGAGGAATGCTTTACGTTTGCGAAGGTTGCAAGAACACAATACGAGAGATAGAATCATACGTTTGGGATACAAAAGCGTCTGAAAAAGGATGGGATGAGCCTTTAAAGAAGGATGATCATTGCATTGATGCATTACGCTATGTAATTAATACGCATAAGGTTACTATATATAACCCTTATGATCAAGGAAAGCGTCTAGGTGGGGGAAATGACTGGAATAACCGATTTGGACATAGAGGATGATGTGGACGATAAAAATAAAGAAGAAAGTTTAGTAGATTTTAGAAAAGCACAAGAAAATTCACAAAAAATAATTGATTTTTGTGAAAATAGTGGCATATCAGTTTCAGTTTTTGAAATGTCTTTGGCACTAACTTGCTTGATTGCTTCATTATGTTCTTTTACGCAAAAAACAGAAGAAGAAATGCAACATTTATGCAAATCTATAGTTGGAATAAAAAAAATATATGATCAGTGTTATGTAGAGATGAAGCAAGTAAATAAAGACGATTGAACTTATACCCTATTAAAGATATAAGTATGAATTATTTGATATAACTCTAGAGAGGTCATTCCAAATGTCTTTAATACCTGAATTTAAAGAGACTCAATTAGAAAAAGAAAAAGTCAATTGGTTCGGAGTCCAGTTGGAGAGAGAAACCTTTGAGTCTTTATGTGCTAGGAAAGCAGACATTCTTGATTTCGCTCTCAACGGTTTCATAGAAATAAAAGAGGCTAAATGACTTTTTACTATCCACCTTGGAATAATGCCCTAGAGCCTAATCAAGGCAATGTGCGCCAATGGTTGGATAATCTCTATAGCAAATTTCAGCCGATTGAGCAAAGTCGTTGGAATCAGAGTAATATTGACACTATGTTTTATGCAGGTGCTCAGAGTTACGTTAATAGACATTTCGGTGCAGCTCAAAGCACAAATAATAACGAATATTACTTCAATATATGCCAACAGCCTATAAACATGGTTAGTGGCTATCAATCTCAGCATAGAAAATCGATTGTATATACACCTACAGACGGCGCAGATGCTCAAACGACTGATCAATATACTAAACTGATAACGCATGTAGTCAATAAAGAGGGTATCAACGAACAATTCTCAAGAGCATGTCACCAAGCGGCTATTTGTGGGATGGTATTATTACAGCCATACTTAGACTATCAAGATGATCCGGCACAAGGGAGTCTTAAGGTCAAATTGTGGGAATACAACTCGTTTCTCGTTGATCCCTATTTTAGGGACCATTCCATGTCCGATGCTTCCTACGTATGGTGTCAAGAGTATATCTCTAAAAAAGAGGCTGAGGAACGCTTTCCAGATAAGATACAGAACATTGCACCTATGTCAGGTACGCCTCAAAGATATGGATCGTTTTATTTTCTGCCAGAGAATTATAACATGGCCCGTAATGATCTCATGGTGCTTTCTTATGTGTGGTACAAATGGAAAAAGAAAAAGAAAAAGCTTTATAGCCACACTAAGAACCAATTCTTTGATTTCGCACCCGATGCAGATTTAGACGCCATTCTCTATAATATTCCCGATATGGAAGTAGTTGATGTCGATGTCCCTTGCTGGAAACTAGCAACGATATTAAATGATTCTCTTATGTACCAAGGCGAAAATCCGCTAGGATTCGATGGGTGTCCTTTCGTGCCGGTATTCTGGAATTATGAACCTCATAACACCTATTTTGACCTACGTGTGAGAGGCCTAATCCGGACCATGAGATCGAGCCAATATCTATTCAATTGGAAGGTGATACAAAATAACGATATTACAGCGGCTACAATTAATGCAGGATGGAAACGAAAAGTAGGGGCAGTCGCTAACGAAGATAATCTAAAGAAATCGGGTCAAGGTTGGGATATCCTCGTCAATGATGGTTTTGAAATGACCGATGTCGAGAAGATCATTCCTAGCGGTGTTCCCGAATCCGATATGGCTCTTGCTGAACAAATGATGAATTTGATGTATCAAACCTCAGGTATCAATCTAGAAAACTGGTCAGGCCAACAGGATAAGCAGACAAGCGCTTTGACTGCCATGATTAAGCAAGCTGCGAATCTGATGGTATTCCAAAAGTACTTTGATCAATGGGATTATTCTTTAAAAATGCTTGGAGATAAGCTTTTATCTATAGTTCTCAACAATTGGAATGCCGAAAAGGTTAAATTACTCATAAACGAAGAGCCTTCGCCGTTCTTTTATTCTAAAATATTTGCAAAATATAGTGTATTGGTCGAAGAGGGTGAATTAACGCCTACTCAATCGAATCTGCAAGCTCAGCAAATGCTTGAAATGAATGCTGCATTTGGTCGCGAAGTCTTCCCACCTTCAATGATCATTCCTAAACTCAATATTACTGGTAAAGGCGAGATTATTCCATTCCTGCAACAACAAGAAGAACAAGCGCAAGCCATTCAAGAAGAAGAGCAAAACATTCAACATTCATTTGAAGAAGCGAAACTCAAAGAGATGCTCTCTAAATCAGCAGCTAATATTGCAATGGCTAAAGAGCGCTATGGTAGATTTGAGAGTAATATTGGTCTTCTTGAAGAACGCATGGCGGAAGTATCTAAGAACCGTGCTCTTTCCACTAAAGCTAAGATGGAAGCTCTTGAGAAGATGATTGATGTCATTCAACGCTATGGAGAGATTGAGACCAATCTTAAGATGAGTGAGATTGAATCATTTGATTATCGTCAGCAAGCAATTGAAGATGTCGATAAGAATAAGGCTCATCAAGAAGCATTGTCGAATGAGTTTATGTCAAAGATAATGGGGGGATTGCAAAAAAATCCCTCTCAAAATACGATGGGGCAAAACGCTCCTCAACAACAATTAAGTTAGAGGTGATTATGAGTGGTGGACAGCGCATAGATGACCATAGTTTCTGGGCTGGTGGGAAGCCAAAAGGAACTGTATTTCCTGAAAATGCTAAAATGAAATCCGAGTCAGATGATGGTCACGATGGTCATTTATCTTCTTATGAAGATACGACAGAGGCTATCAAACGCCAACAAGAAATGAATAAGAAGAAAGCCAAAGGGCATGACATGAAGCCTGGCTATAGGAACTAATTCTCTGGCATCTAATTAGACTTGAGTACTCCGATTAGAGTAAGTCCAGACTTATAAAAGGCATATATGAAAACAGGATTCAAAGACCGAACGGAAGTTCCATCAGGTAAAAAAGTTAAAGATCCCTGGAACTTTGATCAGCCAGTATATGATGAGCGAACAGCTTGTTATACACGGGCAGGTACTAATTATGGTGTTGGTGTGGCACAACCAGTAGGAAAGTTTAAAGCCGAAGGCTATGCAGTACCTATTGGTCGTGTCAATACTATGAAAACAGACTATGTGCATAAAGGGGCTGTTAGCAATGTAGAAGTGCCAGATAAAAATTAATGGAAACGATAACGATTACAATTAATGATTTAAGAGATATTCTTTACGAATTTGATGAAGAAAATTGCGAATCACGACCTTTCAATGTCATTTGGTTCTGTAATAAAATATTCGACAAATACATGGTGAATCATGGCGATAGCCCAACAAGCTCAACAACCTAATCGCAGAGATCCTAAGAAGCCCAAGAAGCCAAGGTTTGCACATACTGCAAATACCCCGTTTGGCATGGGGGATAATTACGGAACCGGCGTTAAACAAAAGCTTGGCAAATCTCGCAAAGATAGTCTTATGAATGTGACATTGACTAAGAAGCAGATTGGAACTCCTCCTAAATCAGTAGTTTAATATAAAGGAGACTATATGGATTTTTTCGAAGCTATGGAATTAATGAAAGAAGGTAAAAAGGTCAAATTAAAATCTTGGCCAGATGAAAAATATATAGGAATAAAAGAAGAAAAAATGAAAATCTTTGGAGAGATGATGATAAAATATATCGCTATTACTTCAGATGAAACCGATCTTTCGCCTTGCGTACCTTTTTCTATTTTGGTTTCATCTCAATGGGATGTGGTAGATTGATATTATCTCCTTTTAAAGTTTGCTCTGTAATAGTATCTTCACAGAAAAAGGAGAGCAAACTTTCAATTTGCATAAGTCTATTCTTTACACTAAAACATTCTTCCCAATGATTTGAAAATCTTGTTTTATCAATAAAATAAATTAAATTTTTTATCATTTTGAAACAAGCGAGAAGAGGTAATTTTTTATAATTACAGTCGGATTTGATAGCTTCTTCGCTTAACCATTTTTGATCTTGGAATTTATTTAATTCAGGGAATTTTTTAAACAACTCTTCGCGTGATAATTTCACCTTCACTCCTCTAAAATCTTATGACATATTAATCGTCTTCGTTCTGTTGTCTAAATTTAGAATATCTATTTCGAACTTTCTGTTCCGTCTTAATTCTCAGTAAATTTAATTCAATTTCAATTTGTATTTGTATATACTTTTCTAATGATTCATTCATAGTTGCGATAGCTGTATCATAATTTCCATCTTCAGGTAATTTAGGATCTATAAATCCTTTTCCACATCCAGAGCATTGAGGACATTCATTATTTTTTAAAATATAAGTTTCGTCAAACCAATTGAATTTATTAAACTTTATTTCCTCACCTGAATGCGTAGAATAATCAGAAAATGGTTTCCCATCTATAAATCGTTTATCATTTGCCATTTTCACTCCATATTATCGAATATATCCACAATCTTTCTGCATTTCAAATTATTTCGGTGATCATTAACAATTTGCTGCATTATCAAGCGACCTCTTTCCTCTGGCATATCTTCAGGATGGGGTTTTTCTAAGTCTTTCTTGTTATTGGCATATTGATTGATAGACCATAGCACCCAATTGCTTTCTGTGACATTGCCTTCTTTATATTGACTCCACATTTCATAAGGGGGAATCATCCAAACGACTAATATATTATCCGTATGGGAATTTACTCTGAAGAGATAGGAATTGATTTGTGCCTCAGGAATAGATAAGCGCGGGTTCCAATACAAAACCTTGTCTACACCATTGTCATGAGTTCTTGCATGTGCAAAGATATAGACATAAGGAGATCTATCTTGTATTTCCAAGGCTAATGGATTGTTTCTGATACATTTCTCAACACCTTGATATACATTCTCAGACTGATCTTTTATTAGATGTTTGAGCCTATCATGGGCTTCATGAGCATCAGTTTTGAATGGAATGATGATATTTTTTTTCATAGCTTGATATAAATATTATTTTTAATTAAAAATATCAAGAGATAATCTTAATATTCAGGAGAAAATTCATGACAGAAAATCAAGCCGCTATTGCCCAGACTCAAGAAAATAAGCCGTCTGACAAAGAATTGAACTTCCGTGCTCTTCAGGCTAAGTATGAAAAGCAGTTGGAGCAAGAGCGAGGAGCCAGAATAGAAGCTGAGAGAAAAAACCAAGAAATGCAATCAAGTCAACAAGACGTTGAAGATGATGAGCCTTATGTAGCGCCTAAGCATCTCGAAAAGAAACTAGCTAAATTTGGACAAACGACTCAAAGCGATATTCAAAAGGCGATGGAGATGGCTAAATCCCAAGCTAAAGATGAGATTAAACAAGAAATGTGGCTTGAGAGGAACTCAGATTTCGATAATGTAATGAGCCATGCTCAAAAGCTATATGAAGAAGATCGAGAAATGGCAGAAACGATCCTTACTATGCCCGATAATTTCGACAGACAGAAGCTTGTCTATCAAACGATTAAGAAACTTGGATTACATGAGCCTAAAAAGCCTGTGGCTTCAGTTCAAGATAAAATTAATGCGAATCAACGTAGTCCATATTATCAACCCTCCGGAGTCGCCACAGCTCCTTATGCAGCTGGTGGAGATTTTAGCCCTGTTGGACAAAAGAATGCCTACGACAAATTGCAAGAACTGAAGAGTAGATTGAGGTTATAATGATTCCTGTGATGTCAAGTATAGTAGAAATTAAAGATGTCTACTTATTGATAACTAGAGAAAATGAAAGAACTCTTAAGGATATGCAAGACTTCATTTGGTATAAAGATTACTGTGATTACGAGAAGAAAGTATTTAAAGGAGACATCGGTAAAATATTAGGGGAAAAGCATATATTTCGTTTTCGTTTTCATAATAATGTGATAATCGAATAATCAGGAAGTGATGATGTTTTTAGAAAAACCGAACGATGAAGATTTAAAAAATATCACTTTAGATGAGTTTGAAGATTATTTTATCCGATTAATTGATCACTTGAATATGTTAAAAGAAAAAAAATATACTGAAATGATTTGCGAAAACAATCATATATTTTATTTTCACAATATGGTTATTGAAGAAGATAAGCGAGAAACCATCCTATGGAAATGTCCACTATGCAAATCTATCGAACTAAAAGTTAAAAATGAACTGCCCCGTATGCAAGAGCAAAATAATACCTGAAGAAATATACACAGATTGGTTTTTCTGCGTAATATGCTTTAAAAATTATCCATATGAAAACCGAAATGAAGATGTTAGAAAACGGAAATTATGAAAATGTCATTTCTCCTATTCAACATAAATGTTATTCAAAAAGTTATTTTTTTAAATGTATAGAATATGGATGGGATTTAGGAAAATTATACTTAATCATAGATAGTGACGATTCAGAAGACGATGGATATCAGCATAAAATTGAAGTAAATTATTGCCCTATTTGTGGATACCATTCAGAAAATAAGAAGAAATAAATGACAAGCACTGATCTTTCAAGAGGAATAGTTGTAAAAATAGATCAAAAAAATCTAGATTTATTGAAAAACAAACATAGTGGTTTTCTACCAGTTGATTGTTATCCTGAATATTTTTTGGCAGAGGGTATTATTCCTAATGAGCAAGGCAGATTTCTAATGTTTAGGTTTATTTTGGAAGATGAAAAACCGATCTCCAAAAAAAAAACATAGAATTATCAATGGAGAAATATGCTTTGATCGGCGGCGATATACATAAATTAGTCCGCATAAAAGATGATGAAGATTTGTCGCAATATGTCTGGAGTATTCATTCACATTCGAATTACTATTATGTTCCTGTGAAAGATGAATCTAAACATGGATTCAAACCAAAAACTGATGAATACAGAATGAAAAAGATTCCCAATAACTATGAATTGTTTTGGTAAATTAAATATTTAATAAGATATAAAGAAATTTCGCCGCATATCGTACTATGCATCAGCGTTAGAGGAAATCGCTTCCCTCCCAAAGATATGATTGAAAATCCGCGTAGTTAGGTTCGCATGCCGATCATCATATCACTATAATCGTTTACATGGGAAAACTCATGATTACGAATACAGGAAATTTGGGGCCGATGATCTTACAAAGCTTAGCTCCCGCTATGCTTTACGTCCCAACTCCTACCATGAACTATATTACGGTCTGCGATAAGGTTTCGATGCCTGTTAATGGCGGAACTACATGCCGTTTTATGAGACCAAGAGCCTTGATTCCCCCAACTATTCAATTGGGAAATTCGGGCATCGACCCCCCTGCACAGGTTCCACAGCGTAGACGTGTTGCGCTGTATAAATCTTCTCTGATAGACTTGGAACTCCTCGCCGCATAAAGTGGACGGACAACAAGGGGCAAGATTATGGAATGGATATATTTAGAAAGTGATGATGCATTTAATCTTAGAAACATTTCACATATTTGGGTTCAAAAATGTCACTCAGGGTTTTTTTTGATGGGTGAAATGATACATAATCAAGAAGAAGTTTGTTTAACACATATTTTTGATAGTTATGATGAATGCATCGATATTATTCGTCAAATATGCAGATATAATCAGCCTGAACGCAGCAAGCGAGAAGACGTATATAAAGAATGTGAAGAATTAGGACATATGAATACATGGATGCCTAAAGATCAAACATTATGTATGCGATGCGGTGCTCTGAACACTATTGAGAAATAGTGAGGCCAGCTGAGAAGATTTGGCCCGCCTAAATATGCTAGAGATGCCATAATGGTGTGAGGCAGTCCCGTGATAGGGATCGGACAGCGACAAACCACGAAAGTGACAAGTCAGTCCCACGATGGTTCGATTCCATCCTCCGGATTAATTTAGGTCAATAAGTAACAGATAGGACATAATCGATGCGCAAATGGCTTTTTTTGGAACTGGTTGTATCATCAATGAACAGGTGATACTTCAAGATCAGGAGGGTGAATACGCCCTCTTAGCTGCGGCGTAAAAGGTATTGGCTTGGGTGAGTGAAAGACTTGCTGTAGCCATGCGCCAAGCCGAGGATTAAAATTAGTCCTCGATAAATCTAACCTGATTGACTTGGAAATCCTTATCACCCTGGTGAAAGGGCAACAAGGCGGAAGGTTTTAAATGCCACGTTTGTTTAAGGATTGCATTTGATGAAAAATATCGATTCTAAGAGTCAAAACTTCTTGAGAGACACGAATTTTGGTGTTTTTCTGAAAGGTATCTCTAAATTTTATCATCAATTCAGCTTGCGGTTTTTTGCAGATGAGATAGGGAATAACCAAAGGCAATATGATATCCATAAGGGTTCGATTTGTAACCCATTCATATTGTGTTTTCCATTTTTTGGAATGCTTACTCCTATTCTTTTCGTAAAAAAGACCACCAAACGTATTGTGGATATATACCATCATTGGTTTGTTGGTATTTACAATTTGTACTCTTGGCCAATAATCATCAAGACCGCGATTTTTTCTTTTAGAAACGTAAATCGTGCCTTCACCGTCGATTACTCCAGCAAGATAGGCAAGTTGTTCGTTTGTCCACATGAGTGTTCTCCTTTTCTTAAAGGTTAACATAAATGGTAATTTAATACCACCGTGAACGACTTAGCGGTTGGACTCTAGAAATAGAGATGCGAAAGTCTGAACTCATAGGTAACTATGAGAGAGAGATCCGAAGAGGTTTCTCCGCCTGTATAAAGAACAGGTCACAAAAGTAACAGATTGCTAATTTTGCGTGATTATATTGTTTCAGCTGCTTCCCAGATTAATGCTGGTGGTGGTTCCAATGGTGATAATCCAACTAACCTAGGTATTAGTGACTTTAGTTTAGTGGCTACGACTCTTGATACCAACAATGCTTATAAATTTATGAGCGGTATCGAGGGTATGGATAGATTCGGTAAAATGTGTGCCGAATTAAAACTTTGGGTAATTGACTTGGAGTGCCTTGCTATGGCAGCATAGAAGGTTAACAAGGGGCAAGATATGAAAGAAGAACATAAAGATGGTAAAGTAATCACGACTCAATCCTTTGCAGAGTTTTTCGGAAGTGAAGAAGCTGCAAAAGAGATTATCGATTCTTGGAATAACCATCTTAAATATTCATATCAGCCTGAGAGACTAAATCCCGAAGACGTTAGAAATAACGTATGCGATAGTCCGAACTCGGAATATAAATAAAATCCGAGAAGTAGGCAGAAATGACCTACTCGCCTCTATAAGGTGGTAACAGAATTGACAGGCCCTGTGAGATCAGCATATTTTATGCTTAGCTCAACAGAATTGCAGACAGATTTTGACTCATTAGTAGGGTCAGGATTCTTGTCTCAATGGAACTATCCAACAAATGCGTCTGCGCTTCCCTCTGAATATGGGTCTGTTTTTAACACCCGTATTCTGACCAGTTCAGAAGCTCCTGTAGCTCGTGGTGCATCAGCAAACGGTAATGACCTTTACTATAACACGGTATTAGGTAAACAGGCGATTACGCACATCAATCAGGATGGGTATAGCATGAACCTGATTTATCGTGATCCATACTATTCTGGAATGCTTGCTCAGAATGCTACCTTAGCGGTTAAATTCGCTCAGGCTCAAGGAATCACGCAAGATACTGCGATCCGAAACGTTCTAAGTACGCGTCTCGCGAACTTAATATAGGAGGTTTCATATGGCAGAATATTCCAGATTAGCTAGTGGGCAAGTAGTATCAGCCGGTGGTCAAACAGTGGTTGTATGTCCTTTTGCTCCGACATTTATCGAGATTTCAAATTCTACTCGTGCAACTGCCGCATCTGGCGTTACACGAGCATGGTGGATGTCCGATATGGGCCAAGGAGCTGCTTTTGCGGTTACTACGGGTGCAGGACCTGCGGATGGAACCAGTTTTATTTCTAGTACTACAGGTACCGGATTTTCAACTATCCAAGCCGGTTTGTCATTACAATATGGAGCTCTTCAATTATTGAATGGTTCAGGAGGTATTGCAAAGACAAGCGCAACAGTGCTTACGGTTACTACAACCGCAGCACATGGATTGGTTCCAGGTAATTGGGTTGTTTTCCAAAACCTATATCAAACCGCTACTACCGGTATGCAGCAATTAGCCGGCATTCCGTTTATGGTATTGACTTCAGCATCTACGACTACTTTTACAGTAGGTTGGGTAGGTAATGCAGCAAACCTAACAGCAATTACAGCTGGTGGATATGAGCCGGCAGGTGCATTTATTGCAGGATTTAAGCAAATCTTATATCCCGTTTTATATGCTCCAGGAGTTGCATATCCTTGGTCTATTAGTCTTACTGCTGGTGTTGTGACTGTTAATACAACAGCTCCTCACAATTTCCAGATAGGTCAAGAAATTGCATTTAAACTTCCTTCAATCTATGGCGGAGGCCAATTGAATGAACTTCCCAATAATGTGATTCCTGCATCGCCACAGTATTTCTATGTGACTACTGTACCAAGTTCAACAAGCTTTACATTTAATTATTCAGGAACCTTAACGGCGTTTTCTGTTGCTAACCCAACATTTACGTCATTCCCTGGACTTGCATTTGCTAAAGTCGTTGCAACCGGAGATATTAATAGTGGTGGTTTCCCATATACCGGAGCGGCTTTATATCCTTCTCCAACAGTATATAATGGGTATTCAACTACTGCTGTTAGTACGATTAATGGACCTGGTATTCAGGGTGCTTATATTAATGCTACGTTCCAAGGATTTATTATCGGGTCTGCCGTAGCAGGGACAGCCGCCGATACGATCTTTTGGCGCGCTTACCTTCACGATCTCAATACATAAATATATGTTGTCGTGATCTGACTGCATAAGAATTGGGGTAGAGCTAAATTGGCTCTGCCCCTCTATGGAGGATGAATGGCTTTTCCTTATCCCTATATTGGTCCAATAGCACTGTTTAATAATTTACCGATAGAGCCTCAGTTCTATCAACCAAGGGTTTTTTTTATATCTGCAATTACATTGGGTTCTACAACTACAGTGACAACATCCGTTAATCATGATTATGTGGTTGGAAATACCTGTAGATTAATCATTCCTTATCTCAATGGATGTAGACAATTGGATGAAGTCCAAGGCGACGTCATTTCAATACCAAATCCAAACCAAGTCATTTTGAATATCAACTCTGCAATGAATGTAGACCCTTTCAAGACTTCAACAGCCCATAATCAGCCTCAAATATTAGCTATAGGGGATGTGAATACAGGCGCTATCAATAGTCATGGAAATAAGGATACATCTACATCTATTCCAGGAGCCTTTATAAACATTTCACCGGAGTAAATATGGTACGTCCAAAATTAAATGCAGCTGGCGAAGAACAGTTAGATCTCGTAGAAGATCAAATTAAAAAATCGGTCGAAGTTGAAGTTGATCGAACGATTGCCTCGAAAGAAACTGAGCCTCAAACTAAGATCGCTCAAGTCGATTTAGAAAAGAGTTCCATAAGATATCTGAAGCCTAAAAGAACATTTCCATCTAAAGAAAAATTTAATGAAAAGTTTCGCGATGAATATAATCAAAAAAAAGAGTATGTTGAATTTATTGCGGAGAATAATGAAGTTAAAGGTGAAACGATCGATCTATGTTTAAAACTCTTTCCCGGGATGTCTGTAGAAGAGTGGGTGATACCGGTTAATATTCCTGTAAGTGCTCCAAAATATGTTAGAGATCGTTTGGATGAATGTGGATATACAGTGTTTGTAACCAATGATACTAGAACGGGTAAGGAAGAAGGTGTTACCTATTACGGTCAATTAGTGGCTGAAGAAAGGCGCCAGCGTCTATGTACAAGGGATATTTCTAGATCAAAAAGAATCAATATGGGCCATAGAATATTTAATTAAAGGAGATAACTTATGCCAAAGCATGAAAAAGAAAAACATAAACATCATGAAAAAGAGATGGAAAAGAAACACGATTCTAAAAAAGGTCATAAAGAGCCGCCTATGACAGCTATGAAAGAAAAAATGGCTAAACGATAATGGCTAAAGAATCCAAAAAAGCTCAGAAATTCGTAAAGAAAGAGATGCATAAATTCAAAGAGGGAATGTTACATTCAGGAAGTAAGAAAGGTCCTGAAGTAACAAACCCTAAGCAAGCAATTGCAATCTCATTATCTTCGGCTAGGAAAAAAGGGATGAAAGTGGGTAAAAAGTAATGAACATGCTCCAGGATATATTGACGTACATACGTAGAATTGTCAAATCTCCAAATAATACAGAGATATCAGATAATCTTCTTATCGATTATGTCAATCGTTTCATGTTGATGGATATGGATGCAAGAATTCAATTGTTTGATTTCAAAACAACCTATCAATTTCAAACGACTCCGGGAATTGATCAGTACAATATGCCTCTTTATAATTTACAGACACAACCGGGTGCTCAAACGATTGCCTGGTTCCCTGTCTATCAAGGCTTCTTGATGCCTGCGAGAGTGAATGGAATCAATATTTCTCTTTACACTCAAACAATGGGTTTTTACGATATTTGGCCCAACTATACTCAACAACAAGTACAAGTAGGTACAGGCGATGGTACTAGCGGTCCTTATAGCCTTAACTTGCCTTTTTTTCCTGTTTTGCCTGGTCATGTGGACATTACCGGAATCATAGCTTATGCAAATCAATTTAATACCTATCAAGATCCTATCTATATCACGAATACTCAAATAACTAATAACGATCCATTTATCCAGACAGTTCCATCGGCAAACGTATTTCCGGGAGTCTATTTCACGGCAACCGCCGATAATGGACAAAACATTATCGTATCCGATTCCGGTCAGTTTCTGCAAAGTGGAACCGGAGGAGATCTATATGGCCTGTTAATGATTCCCGGCCAGGCACCAAATGGGAATCTCCCATTAGTTGGAGGATATACCACTACTTTAAACACAGTGAACTATAATACGGGTCTAGCTTCAGTTACATTTCCCAATTCCATTCCTGAAGGAACGCCTATTAGTTCTCAGTGCTACTTTTTTCAACCCGGTATACCAAGAGCAATTCTATATTTCAATAATACTTTGACTTTGAGACCGCCGCCAAATACACAATATCTAGTTGAAATTGAAACTTATTTGACACCTGCGGCTTTCCTAACAACATCAAACGCTATTCCTTTTGGGTATATGACAGAATATATAGCTCGAGGATCAGCCAGAAAGGTTCTTTCAGATGTAGGAGATGTGGAACAATTTAACTTTTATGAGCAATTATTTAGAGAACAAGAGACGTTAATTTGGAAACGAAGTCAAAGACAATGGACAGCCACACGAACACCTACGATATTTAGCAATTCAGGTTTCCATGGGAATAATAATCAATCATCGATAGGAACTTAAATATGCCAAGTATTTCACCTCTACCATACACATTAAATCTGCCCGTTGCTTCAAATGATCCTTCGCAAGATGTCAATAATATGACAACAAACACCAATTCGATTAATTCGATTTGGCAAACGGATCATTACACTTTTGGTATCATTAACCCGGGTTCTCATAATAAAGTTCAGATATCCGAGGTTACATCCCCCGGTAATGGAGCTATTCCCCCTGTTTTAATTGGTGCGGGTTTTGAGACCCTATATGCATCTTTAACAACTGAGGGTTCATATGGGAATAATGGTGAATTTTGGTTTGTAAGAGGTGCAACAGCAACAGGTATTCAATTAACAGGTCCCGGAACTCCTACTAAATTTAGCACAACCTCAGGTGTTACTTTTCTGCCTGGGGGCATCATGCTTCAATGGGGGATTGCAACTTTCACTAATTCATCCCCGGGAACTCAGAACTTTTCCTTTCCGGTAGCTTTTCCAACTGAATCATCAAATATTCAAGTAACAACTCAGGCTTTTACTTTTCCCAATAATTTTGCATGCAGCGGCAATTTGATTAATGCAACTACTTTTAGTATTAGTGTAAGTAGTGGTGTACCAATAAACACTAATTTTTTCTGGTGGGCAATAGGTAGATGATATGCCTGAAAAACTCGTTGTAGGTCCGATTGAACAGGGTCAGAGAACTAATAGAGAGCCTTTTGTCATTGATAATGATAATTTTCCTGTATTAATCAATGCTTATCAATGGCGTGGAAGGGTAAAAAGAAAGCGCGGGACAACACCTCTAGGTCAACTTCAAATCAATATAGGCACAACAGATGGGAGCGGTAATGCAACGATTACAATATCCCCTCATCCAATCTTGCCGGGCATTGTTTCCTTTGTCATTGGTACTGATGACTTTGTTGACCCGGGCGGTGCAAGTCCAGTAACACTTTTGACTAATAGCTCAGGAACGGCTGTTTTAAATAGGACTACAGGGCAATTAATAATCACAGGATCAATAGTAGCAACTCCTATTATTTATTATCCTACTTTACCTGTGATGGGCCTCGAAGAATTATCCATAAATCCCACTTCTTATCCCGGTACGCTCGGTTTCGATACAACTTATGCTTATAATATACCTACGACGGCACCTTATACTCCCTATAATGTAAGTTTCTACGCGAATCCAACAACCGGATCTTATCCGGGTTATGTAGCAAAAGGAACTCAAACATCTTTATGGTGGAATGGTCAAAACTATCAGCAATTCTGGTCTACAAACTATCAAGGGGCATTTTGGGAAACTAACGGCATCCAGACTAATCCAATAGTTTTATCAAATGTTGGAATGCAATTTAAGCCGATTATTACTGTCACTGTAATAGCGGGTGGCCCTCCGGCTACGGCTAATTTAAATATTGCAACTCATGGATTAATCGTTGGTGATTTTGTATTCATAAATGAAGTTCTGACGACGACGGGGATTAATTTTCAAACAGGTTATGTGATTACTGTCACAGATGCCAATAATGTTATTGTGGAATTTCCTAATGCTACAATTGCTACAAATGGATCAGGGGGAATAGCCCAATATTTAACCAGTAGATCAGATACGACTAAAGATTGTCTCAGGTGGTATGATGGAGACCCTACGAACGGAAACGGAGTCAGTTCCGGCTCTGCCCTTGGTTGGGTAAATTTCATGCCTCCTCTTTTTTCCAATAGTACACCTGCTGTTACTATCGATGATCTTCCTCCTGCGCAATATTATCTTGTGGGTGCTAGGTTAATCTTGCCTTTTAAAGATCGCTTGATGTTTTTTGGCCCTGTGATTCAGACATCAATCGGTAGTCCGATGTATTTGCAAGATACTATAATCTATAGTCAAAATGGAACTCCTTATTATACTTCCTCATTTACAGGTGATCCAACATTAACATCTACAGTATTTAACCCTATTTTAGTTCCTCCTAATCAAACCTCAACGGCTAACTCATATTTTACGAATATTACAGGATATGGGGGATTCGTCGTAGCAGGCGTATCACAGCCGATTATCACAGTAGGCGCAAATCAAGACGCTTTGATTGTTGGTTTCGGAAGCAATCTGCAAACCAAGATCATTTATACCGGTAATGATATCTTGCCATTTGAATTCTATGTCACGAATTCAGAAATGTCATCAGCAAGCACCTTTTCTGCGATTGTAATGAATGAGGGCGTCATAAGTCGGGGTAACCGTGGTTACATCATTACAGATCAAACGGGGGCCCAAAGAATCGATTTGTTAAATCCTGATCAAGCCTTTGAGATCACTCTTCCGAATAATGGTGCCGAAAGGTTTACTGCACAGAGAGACTTTATTAATGAATGGATCTATTTCACTTATCCAAGCAATACGACAACGACAATTTTCCCAACACAAACATTCTTCTACAATTATCGGGACAATTCTTGGGCTGTGTTTAACGAAAGTTATACTACTTATGGACAATTCAAACCGTCTACCGGATTTACATGGCTTACTATTCCATTTACTTGGAATACCTGGAATGCTCCGTGGACAGCAGGAGATAGTA